AATGTATTTTAAGATTACCTCTGCGGGAAGTTTGACTGCGACGAGAACTTGTACGATTGCGCCCAACACCATTTCTCGCGTGATGTTTATCGAGAACGCGACCACTGGATCGCAATCAATTGCGATCAGTCAAGGATCTGGTGCAAATGTCACGATTCTGAGCGGCAAGACAGCGATCATTTATTTGGACGGCGCAGGCTCTACTGCTGCGGTTTTTGACGCGATGGCGGGTGTTGACTCGAATTTAGCAGACGACAGTGTGACTACAGCAAAGATAGCCAATGACGCAGTCACAGCGGCTAAACTAGCTTCTGATGCAGTAGTAACGGCTTCTATCGTTGATGATAATGTAACACAAGCTAAAATAGCTGACGATGCTGTCGGCGCTGACCAATTAGCTTCTGATGCAGTAGTAACAGCCTCAATAGTAGATGATGCAGTAACAGCGGCTAAGATAGCTTCAGAGCCGATTTCAGTAGGTATTACGTCTGTTGTTACGGCTACGTCACTCACTGCTACCGTCAACACGCACGTCTATGTAAGTGCGGCTACACAGACTATTACACTTCCTGCTTCTCCAACAATAGGGCAAAGAGTCCTAATTACCGTTGGTAACTTCGCTGACACAGTAATAGGTAGAAATGGCAGCAACATAATGAGCAGTGGGACTGATTTCACAATGGATGCCGCTTATCTCTCAATTCAATTCATATATACAGACGCAACGCAAGGGTGGGTAATGTCATGAGTAATTTTACAGACTTTATAAGCAGTGGTGGTGGTGGTGGGTTGCCTGTAAACATAATATTAGGTTATTCACAAACATGGGTTCCACCTGTTGACGGCAACATCTGTATCCACGTTGTAGGCGCAGGAGGCGGTGGTCTTGGTACTGGTAATGATGGCCGTATAAAAGGAGGCGGTGCAGGAGGATATTGTAAAAAGAACTCTTTGGCTGTGACCACTGCTGGTTCATTCACTGTAGTAGTGGGTGCAGGTGGTGATGGGTATAACGCCGATAATCCAGGTGACGATGGGGGCAATACAACTGTCGCAGGCACAGGTTTAGCCTCTACGCTTACAGCTAATGGGGGCGATGGTGCTGTTTTTAGCGCTCACGGTGCTGGAGGCACTGCCTCTGGTGGAGACGTAAACAATACTGGGGGCTCAGGGGGTCTTTATGGCGGAGGAGCCGTAGGAATTACTGGAACAGGAAACTCTGCACTTGGGTCTCGCTCTGCACAGTTCGGCGCTCCTTGCGATGTTATAGGCCCAGAAAGCCTTATGGGTTACGGTTATATCTGTGGCGGTAGGGGTGGAGACTCCTATAATGTACAAACTTCGGCTTCAACGTCCGGTACGTCTCCTACTTCCCCCTCTAACGGAGGCTTTTTAGCGGGGGGCGGCATGCTCGGAATTGCGCAAAGCGGCAACCAACCAAATATTCATGGTGGCGCTGGCGGTATAGGCGGGGGTGGCGGTGCGTGCTGGAATAATTACTCACTGAATTCAACAGCTGGCGGTCAAGGCGGCAACGGTATCGTGATTATCCAGTACCTGCCAGCATAAGGAGAAGAATATGAAATATAATATTTTAGATGCCGCTGGTGGTAATGTAATCAACACCATCGTTTCAGACGCTGCGTTTGTTGAAGCTAACTTTGAATACTATGAAGAGTGGGTTGCTCCTACACCTACAGAACCTACAGCGGAAGAAACTGCTCGTCAGTGGAGAGATTCAGAACTAGCCGCTACTGATTACATTGTGCCTTTAACTGACCACCCACAACGCGCTGCCTACATGACGTATCGCCAAGCACTGCGCGACTGGCCATCAACAGACTCATTCCCTGATACTCGACCGGAGCTAGGAGAGTAGCATGGATAAGTTGAAGCAATTCTGGCGCAGTCGCTCAAACAGATGGCAAGTCTTTGGTGTAACCTTGGCGGCTCTACAAGTGTATGTCCTACAGCTTAACCTGTCTGCTGAGACTATCATGTTAGCCAGCACCCTGTTCGGAATGGGCGGTATCTTCTTCCGCTACCAAACAACACAATCAATGTCGGCGAAATAAAGAAACCTGTCGAAGTAGCTATGGACGCAATGGATGCAATCGGTACAATTTGGCCTATAGCGGTAGCGTTCGTTATGCTGGTAGTTGTGTTGGCTAAGATGCACGCCGACATAGAACAGATTAAGGAGAAGATCCGCACGCTGTTTGAGCTGTGGAATAACAGGAACAAATAGTGGCGGAGATTAACGAAGACACGACCGTTGAGATTCCGTTACGCAACCTTGTTGCTTTAGGTGCAGGTTTAGTGATGGCGACAACAGCGTACATTACTCTGGATACCCGAATTACGACAGTTGAGCATGGTATCGAAATCCAAGGCATGACTGTTCAGGAGAATGCAAAATTTGTTCGTGAATGGCCTTTAGGACTCAGGGGCGCATTGCCTGATGACCTAATTCAAAATGCCAAGATTATGGCGCTAGAAAGCCAGCAGGAAGAAATCCTTGCCCTGCGCCAACAGCTCAATGCAATTGAGATAAAATTAGGTAGACTAGACGGAACCACTGAAACTCAAGAAGATAAGATTGAAACGCTTTTTGAGCTGTGGAATAAAAAAGATTGACTAAAGCGGATGCAGGATAATGGCTCAAATTAGCTCAATATCAAGGGTAGGAACCAGCGAGCCTTTCGAGCTTCAAGTAGCTAGAGGGCAAATTGCTTGGCATTACGATGTCCATAAGTTCGGTTTTAATTCTGATATTGACGATAGCCTTGAAACGGTATGGACACAGGGTGGACTCTATTCTTATTTAGCAGCCGCCACACAGTTGTCCATATCGTCTTCTTCTGCTAATGATACCAGTGCTGGGACGGGCGCTCGAACGGTTACGTTGTCTGGCCTAGATACTGATTATAACGAAATTAGTGAAACTATAACTTTAAACGGCCAGACTGCCGTTACCACAACGAATTCTTACTTACGCATCTTCCGCATAGTGGTTAATTCTGCCGGTTCAGGCGGTGAAAATGCGGGGGTTATTTATGCAGGAACCGGTACAGTCACCGCAGGTGTACCAGCTAATAAATACGCGACGATTTCTATTGGGGACAATCAAACTTTGATGGCGTTTTGGACGGTTCCGGCTAACTACACGGCTTACTTGTTGCAAACCGATGTCACAGTAGCGACCACCCAAAACAACAAATACTGCACAGTGTCACTAGTTGCTCGGCCATACGGCGAAGTATTTCAGGTGAAAGATCGGTTTGTGAAAGCGGAAAACCAGACGACTTTGACCTATAGCGTACCGATCAAATTTGAGGAGAAAACCGATATTGAGTATCGAGCGATTGGCGACAGCTCGGGGGCTAATATTTCGATTAGCGCAGGTTTTGAAATCATATATATCTGGAATGGAAATAACTAATGGCTCAGACTCATGCAAGCAAGGCGTTACAAAAGATCGAAACACACGAACGGGAATGCGCCTTGAGATACGACTCAATCAAAGAACGGTTAGACTCTGGGTCTCAACGCTTTGATAAGTTAGAGCGTATGATATGGGGTATCTACCCCGTCATGATTACTTCGCTAATAGCCGTTGTTGGCTTGGTACTTACTCAATGAAATTTAACGCCATCAAAGGTCTTATCGGTACGCTGGCACCTACTATTGGTCAGGCGCTCGGTGGGCCTTTGGGTGGTGCTGCGGCACAAACGATAGCCTCAGTTCTGGGGTGTAAGCCTGATGAAAAGAGTATCGAACAGGCGGTTCAGGCTGCGTCACCAGAGCAGCTTGCAGGGATTAAGACAGCGGAATTTGATTTTAAAGCGCGAATGAAGGAGCTAGACGTAGATGTTTTTAAACTTGAAACAGAAGATATCCAGAATGCGCGAATGGCTTTCAAAGGCGACTGGACGCCAAAATTTATTGCGGTTGCTTGCGTTTTGTTTTTCGGTGCCTACATCGCTTTGGTTACGTTACAGGCTCCCGATTCTACAGACAGTGGGATTGTTAATCTTGTGCTCGGTTACTTGGGTGGGATTGTCTCATCTATCATCAGCTTTTACTACGGGGCTTCCCACAAGCACGACGAATGATGCGGTTAATTAACATGTTAAAGCGGCACGAAGGCGTTAGAGATAAGGTCTATATGTGCTCCGCTGGTTACGAGACCATTGGCGTTGGTAGGAATATCAGTGAATCTGGTCTTGGCCTGTCTAACGATGAAATTGAATACCTGCTCAAGAACGACATTGAGCGATGCCGAAACGAGTTACTGGGTGAGTATGATTGGTTTAAAGACCTAGATAGCGTGCGCCAAGACGCGATGATTGACTTGTCATTTAACATTGGACAGACCAAACTTAGAACATTCGTCAAAGCTCTGGGCCATATGGCTACAGGTAACTACGAGGAAGCTGGACAAGAGTTTTACCGTAGTCGCTGGGCTGAACAGGTTGGCGACCGATCATTAGAAATTTGCCAGATGATCAGCTCTGGAGAGTATCAAAAGAGGTAAGTATGGCGCTACAACAATTTTTGTTTAGACCGGGAATAAACAAAGGAGGCACTAGCTTAACTGCAGAAGGAGGCTGGTTCGACGGTAATCTTGTTCGATTTCGTATGGGGTTTGCTGAAAAAATAGGTGGTTGGGAAAAATACCTTACTCAAACGTATTTAGGTACTGGGCGAAAACTTCACCCGTGGGTAAATTTAGACGGTACTAAGCTCTTAGCTATCGGGACTACCTATAAACTTTACATACAAGAAGGCGCTAATTACAACGATATAACACCAATTAGAAAAACTACAGCAGCGGGTGGAGCAACCTTTGCCGCGACTAATGGGTCTTCCTCTATTACAATTACAGTATCTAGTCACGGGGCTAATGCTAACGATTTTGTTACATTTACTGATGCGGCAACTTTGGGTGGAACAATAACCGCAACAGTTTTAAATCAAGAGTATCAAATCGACTCTGTGCCAACGACAAACACTTTCACAATAACTGCGAAAGATACTAACGGAGACACCGTTACGGCTAACGGAAGTGATACTGGAAACGGAGGAGGTGCTACCGTTGCAGTATTTCAAATAAACGTGGGCCTAGATGTTTTCGTAGCTGGTTCTGGTTGGGGAGCAGGAACATGGGGTAGTGGTACTTGGGGATCAACTAGTGCACTTTCAGCGTCTAATCAATTAAGACTTTGGTCAATAGATAATTTCGGAGAAGATTTAGTTGCTTGTCCTAGGGCCGGGGGTATTTATTATTGGGATAAAACTACCACTTTAAATAACCCTGCAGTAGCAATTAGTTCTTTATCTGGGTCAAATTTAGCTCCAACCGTTGGACTTCAAGTTTTAATTTCTGACGTAGACCGTCACGTTATTATACTAGGTGCAGACCCTATTTCTGACACAGGTCGAACTTCTGTTATTGACCCTTTGTTAGTTGCTTTTTCTGATCAAGAAAATATTCTTGACTGGGAACCTAAAGCTACGAATACTGCGGGATCTTTACGCTGTTCTGCTGGGTCCGAAATTATCGGAGGTTTGCGAGCTAGACAAGAGACATTAATTTGGACAGACGCCGCATTATATAGTCTACAGTTTATTGGACCACCCTTAACTTTCGGACTTAATTTAGTTAACGAAGGTGTGAGTTTAATCGGGCCTAATGCCTGTATTAATACTCCTGCTGGAATTTTTTGGATGGACCGT